AAATCAAATGTCGGAATTTTATGATAACTATGTGTGTCCTGCCTTAAGAATCTATAAATGGGAACGAGGTGGTGGTGATTTCATTAGTAACGATGCTAAGTTACAGGCTTTTGTTAACAAAGAAACAGGAGATCCAATCTATAACTTTAGAAAACATAAACTTACAGCGATGTATGAGATTCGTAATCTTTTTCCTTATAATATAGGGTCAACTCAACTAAACAATGACACTTCACGAGCTATGACTCTAACTGTAGGGTTTTTATATGAAAGGTATCGTGTTGCTGTTGAGGATGACTTTACTGATGATGGTAGGTTTAAATTTAGAAGAAACACTTCAGAGTCTCAAAACTTCCTACCAAACTTGGTTAACACTGGTGTAGGAGACTTCTAAAACGAAAATCAACTTTTATTTCCCAGAAAAGGGCAAAAAAAATCCCGCCAAAAATTTGACCCCTAGGGTTTTTGCCTAAATAAAGTTACTGAATTGAAATATAAATTTCATGGCATTACCAAAACTGAATGTACCTAAGTACAAAATTAAGTTACCTTCCGATGGAAGAACTGTAAATTATAGACCTTTTCTGGTAAAAGAGGAAAAACTTCTATTACTGGCAACTGAGTCTGGTGACCAATCAGAGTTAATTACAGCAGTTACAGACATTATTAAGTCTTGTACTGATATTCAAGATGTTGATCAACTACCAACATTCGATATTGAATATATTTTCTTACAGATCAGAACTAAGTCTGTTGGTGAAACTATTAAATTATCAGTGACTTGCCCTGATGATGGAGAAACTCCTGTTGAGGTTGAAATTCCTTTAGATCAGATTAAAGTTACTAAAACCAGAGGACATAAAAAGGATCTAAAAATTTCTGATGAAGTTACCATTACTATGGGATATCCAAAACTGGATACATTTATTAATATGAACTTTATCGGTGATGAAGCACCAGGTATGGATCAAATTTTTGACATGGCAGCAAATTGTCTAGAAACAATTTCTGATACTGAACAAGTATATGACTGTGCAGACACACCTAAAAAGGAAATCCTTGAATTTTTTGATTCAATGGACACTAAACAGTTCACTATGATTCAAAAGTTCTTTGAAACCATGCCAAAACTTTCTCATAAGATACAGGTAACTAATCCCAACACAAATGTTGAAAGTGAAGTGGTTCTGGAAGGGTTAGCGTCTTTTTTCGCGTAGCACTCCTTCATCAAGACCTAAAAGGTTATTATGAAAGCAATTTTGCTTTAATTCATCATCATAAATGGGATATGCAATATATTGACGATCTCATGCCTTGGGAAAAGGAAGTATATGTCAATTTATTGGTTAATTTCCTAAAAGAGGAAGAAAAACGAATGAAGGAGCAACAATCACAACAGTAAATGGCTAAGTTACAAGTCTATAAGTTTGTTAGTCCTGGTGCAGGTAAGTCATCTGCTCCAGAAGTTGCTGCAGCTAGACAAGGTTTACTTGCCACAAATAGACTAGGATCAACCATAACTGGTTTAGGTAATCAAGTTGTAGATATCAATAAAATTACCAATTTAAGAGTAAAGGAAGCAGATAAAGCTGAAATAGCAGATAGAAGACAGAGAAGGAAACAAATGGATGCGGAGGCAGAAGCTCTCCAAGAACAATTTAGTACAAGATATCTGTCTCAGTATTTTAAGGATCAAAAGAAGAAAAAATTAAAGAAAAACAATATTGCTAAAGGTGCTGTAGACAGTGTTCTTAGTAAAACACTTGGATGGATAGGACCTTTATTACAACCATTCATTGATCTTTTTGTAAAGATATATGCCACTGTCGCACTGAAAGAGTTGCTTGATTGGGCATCTGACGAAGAAAATATTAAAAAAATGACAGTTTTCTTTGAGAAAACTAAATTTGTATTCGATAAAATATATGGTTTTGGTAAATGGATTATTGGTGATAATTTAATCACAGGATTCAATCAATTATTCGGAAAAGATGAAAGTTTAATTGGTAGAATCAAAGGTTTAGGTAAGTTAATGACTGGTGTTATTGGGTTGAGATACCTAATGGCTCCATGGAAGATTATTACCGATATTCTCAATATGTTGAATATCATTACTGGTGGTAAAATCAGACCTAAACCCTCACCAAAACCAAAACCAGGTCAAAATTTTAGACCTAAAGTCACTACCTCTACTGGAAGATCTGCAGGTCCTCTTAGTGGTATTAGAGAAACTCTTAAAAACCTTAATCCCTTTAAATCAAAACCTAAGGTTACAGTTTCTAAACCTCCTAGTAACACAGGTAATGTTCTTACCAGAGCGTTAGATAGTATAAAGAAGACATTTACAAAACCTAAAGTTACAGGCAATGTAGTAAAACCTAAATTTCAACTTCCTAAAATTTCTGCAGGTTCTGTATTAAAAAGTGGTGCAACTTTAGGTATTAGTATTGGTCTTGATTGGTTAGTTGGTCTAGGATTTAGTCTTTTAGAACAAAAACAAATTGCTGATAAAGTTAAGTCATTTCAAAGACTGTCTAAAGAGCAACAGGCAGCTGAAATTGCTAGGTACGAACAATTAGTAGAAAATCAAAGAAAGAAAACACAAGGATTTAGTGGTGTATTTGAAAATATTATTACTTTTGGTGGATTAACTGGAGAGGGAACTAATAAGAAGATCCTTAGAATGACAGAGGCAACTCTGACTGCATTAAAACAGGCACAAGGACAAGTAATTACTAATGATGCGATTGAAAATTTCAATAGAATTGAATCAAAACCGATTGTCGAGGAGAAAAAAGAAGAACCCAAAAAGAAAAAAGGTTTATTTGGTTTAGGTTTCTTTGGTTTAGAGCACGGTGGTGAATTACCAGAATATTTTATTGGTGGTTTGTTTAGAGGAATAACTAGGGCAGTTACTGGTGTCGTAAAGGGTGTAACTAACGTTGTTAAGGGTGTTGTTAATACAGTTGTTGATGTAGTTAGCAATCCTATAGTTAATACAGCACTATCATTCATTCCTGGCATTGGTCCTGTAGTTCAAGCTATAAACGCTGTAAGTAGCCTTTCACAAGGTAATATTTTAGGTGCAATCACCAGTGGTGTTGGTGCTTTAGGTAATTTTGCTGCGATTGGTTCTACTGCAAAATCAGTAGTTGACACTCCAAACTGGTTGATGAACTTGCGTATGAGTAAGTTTGGTCGAGGTATTTCTAATCTTTATACTAAGGGTGCTAACATATTTGGTAAAGCTAGTAACTTCTTGACTAATACTGTTGCTTCTATCCAAAATAGTAGGTTTGGTAAGATTGGTATGCAACTACTACAAGGTAATATGGGTGGTGCTATTGGTGAAGTTGTTGGTATGATGCCAGGTTTATCAGGTGGTATTGAGAATTTTGGTAACTGGTTAGAAAAAAATCAATTACAAGGTATTTTAGGAGCAGTACCTGGTATTCGAGGTCTTGTAAGTAATGTTCCTAATATTATGAGTATACCTGGCATGGCAAAGATTCTTGGTGGAGATGGATATCAGTTCTCCGCTATGAATGCCATAGGTGCTGTAGCAGATAAAGCAGGTATGAAGGGTATATACAATGCTATACTAAGTGGTGCTCAATCAGGTAATTATATTGATAGTTTGAGAGAGTTAGCACCTGAGTTAGGAGTTGATCCTAGAATTTTAGGTGTATTAGATAAAGGTAGAGCATTACTTCGTGATAATAAGTTCAATGCTGAGTATGCTATGCAGACTGCTATTGAATTCTTACCAGTTCCTTTAATTGTTGAGAAGTTGATTCCTGCACCTACCCCTGTACCTATAAATAGCGGTGATACTTATCTTGTCGCTCCATCTTCAACACAATCGAGGTGATAAATGGCATTAAATAAAACAGGTGCCAAAATTAATTTTTACAAGTTTGTAGATCCCGATGGTGGTCGCACACAAAGTGGAGCTCAGACTCGTAGTTCAAGGAAGACTGTAAACTTAACTAAGACTATCAAGTTGCAAACAACTGCAACTAATAACTTAGGAGCAACGGTAAATTCTTTAGGTAAGGTTGTCACAGAAATTAGGAGGTCTCAATTATCATTACTAGAGGCAGATAAAGAAAGATCAAAACAAAGATTCAAACCAGTTTTCCCAAAACCTAGAAAGATAAAGAAATTTGGAGGTTTTGACGCACTCTTCAAAGGTAAAATTGCAGGATTCTGGGAGTCACTCTTAGGATTAATTGGTTCTTTCTTAAAGTTCTTTTTAGTTTTACCTGCTCTTAAATGGTTGTCAAATCCAGAAAATCAAGATAAAGTGGTAACGATCTTAGAAACTCTTACTAAGGTCTTTAAATTTATAGCTGGATGGGCAAAATTCTCTATCAATAATACTATTGATGGATTATATGATCTATTGAAAGATGAAGCTACGCTTAGAGAGAGGTTAGGAGGTCTCTTGAAAGCAATGACGGGATTAGGTGCAGCTTGGTTAGGGATTGGTATACTTACAAATCCCATCGGCACAGTTCTAGCTTTCAAATCAGTTTTAACATCGTTTGCTACTGGTCTTGCAAATGCAGCATTAGCACTAGCAAAACATCCATTAGTTCTCGCTACTGGACTGTTTACTGCAGGATATTTAATTCCTAGAGCATTTCCTGGTACTGTTAATGAACAGGAAAGGAAGATAAATGAGCAAGAGGGATCAAATGCTGATAAAATCGCAGCACTTGAAGAACAATATGCAGGATTAAGTTGGTTTGACAAATACATCCGTGGAATGGGTTCTGAAATTCAAGAACAAATTGAACAGTTAAAAACAGGGAAAGTTAAGTCATATGGTATGACTTTCGGTCAAGATGACTTATTCCCAGAATCAGAAAAAATGATTGGAGGATTTTTAAGTGGGTATGCTAAAGGTGGTTGGATTTCTGGTCCTCAGTCAGGGTATCCTGTATCACTAGATGGTAATAAACCTGATTTCATTGGACATGGTACTGAGTATGTTGCAACAAAATCTGATGGTAGTGCATTTGTAGTTCCATTTGATACACCTGCAACTAGAGCGATGCCTGGTTTATTATCTTCAAGACTGGCAGAAGCATCAGCAATGGGTTTCATGTCTGGTGGTGGTGAATTAGATCATTTTGCCAAAAGAATGATTAAGGAAAATGAAGGTTTACGATTAAAAAAATATAATGACAGTCTTGGTAATCCTACTATTGGTTATGGACATTTGGTAAAACCAGATTCTAAAATACCTGATACGATTAGTAAAGCATATGCTGATCAGTTATTTGAAAAGGATTACAGATACCATAAGCAAGCTGCTCAAAGTATACCTGGTTATGACAAGATGTCATTGCAACAAAAAGCAGCAATGATTGATCTTACATTTAATATGGGTCCTCAGTGGTATCAGGAGTTTCCATTAATGATGGCAGCCATCCAAAGAGGTGATTATAAAACTGCTGGTGCAGAATTAAAGAATAGTCTTTATTACACTCAAGTGGGTCGTCGTGGTCCTGTTACAGTTGCTTTGATTCAAAACAAAGGTCTTGTTGGTGTAGGGGAGTATCTACTTAATAAAGGAATTACTATACCTAAGGGTTCAGAAGCTAAAAAAGCTGGATTATTTGGTGGTATATTCAATGTCTTACTAGGTGCTTCACCTGCGGGTGCTTCTGGACTGTCAGATGTTGAAGGTTTTGTTGATGAAGGACAAAGAGATAAGAAAGGAGTTTTAGCTTCAAATCTCGGATCTCTTTTAATTCAACCTGCAGGTCATTCAGAAACAGGAACAGGATGGGGTATTAAAGGAGCTATGGATAAACATGGTCGTCCTGTAGTTTTATCACAACCTGCAGCGTCTGCATTTATGCAGATGATGATGGACTCTAAGGGTCAAGTTAATCCTTCGGATGTGGCAAGTAGTGGTAGAAGTATCAAACAGAATGAAAAAGTTGGTGGTCATGAAAACTCCGTACACTTATATGGTGAAGGACTTGATCTATCTGGTGCTTCTCATAAATGGATGAGAGCAAATGGTGCTCGTTACGGATGGAAATACAAGTATTCTCACGGTCCTGGTAGTGGTCATTATGATTACGTTGGAACAGGTGCTGGTAAAACACCGATTCTTTCTCCCTTTGGTGGTAAAGCATTCCCATTCTCAACGACTACAAGGACAGATTCTAGTGGTCGTCCTCAAGTTGGTGTTACTGGTGGTGCTGCTGATTTTGGTTCTATTCTTAAAAGTATGAATATAAATGAAATGCTACAAGAGTCATTTGGTAGAGGTGGCGGACCAGCTTCATTTATGGGTGGTGAATCAATGGATGTCTTAGGAAGTATGTTTGGTGGTGGACAACTACCTTCAAACAATACTACGTTCATGGGTGGTACAAAAAGAAACGCATCTACTTATGAAGAACAAGCACGAGTTCGTAGAGTCACAGAGCAGCGTAATGCAGCAAGAAGAGAGATCAACAATAGAACTACTGAGATAGTGCAAATGGCACTAGCTGCTATAGAATCTTCTAATGGATCTAATCGTCAATTTATTTCAAGAGCAGAAGCAGGTATTCGTCAACTTTTAGGTGCTCAAGCAGGTGGTGGAACATTTGCAAATGTAGGTGGAACAACAGGAACAGTTCTTAGAACCGCAGTTGCAGTGCTTAATTCCTTTAATAACCCT